CTGATGTCATTTATTGTTACCTTTCTTTGTTTTTATTGTTTTCTTGAACCAGCTACTAAAGTGTTTACCGTCCAAATTCTGAAGACAGTCGATAATATAAAAAGACATGATGACTGCCGTCATAGTATGTTCTTTCGCTTTATCTAAATACTTTTGGTCTGGGAACATTAAAGTCATTGTTTTATCCGCATTGAGCCTTAATCCCGTTTCTTCCTTCGAGTCTATCGGCAGGAGATACAGTCTCCCCCGTAGTAGTAATTTTATAGCTTTTAGTATTTCTTTCATTTGGTATTTCCTTTCGAGTTTTTTATCCTGCATCCTCATCTGGATCCTGTCCAGCTTTATTTTCGGCTGCTTTTCTGCGTTTGTTTGCATGTTTTACTTCACTGCTAATAATGCCTCGGAACCCCTCTCCGTAGACCATTCCTCGGCGTTTGAAGAAATCATTCATACCCTTATTAAATTTAGCAATCTCTGCCATACTCAGTTCTCGGCTATGCCCCGATACGCCCATACGTACGCTTTCACGTTTTTGCGTTGGGCCGAAGTCATCGCTCATTTAATTTTTCCCCGCTTCATCTTGAACAGGAGAAAGGCACATCGAACTAAAGCCCGCTCCATGTGGGCGATACCACTCTCGCCCAAGGCATCGGGATCGGGGCGGTTACCATCCAGTTGCATTAACGATTGGCAGATATGAGCAATAGCCCTATCTGCGTTGTACCGAATACTGTCCGTGTAGAACCATTGGCCAAAGACACTCTTATCCGACCCAGCTTCCATAATCCGGGTAACAGTACAGAAAGCCTCCCCAGAGACTTCCGCTATTGACGGGGGATTCCCAAGCTCAGTTTCATTTTGTTGGCTCAAGGGATTCTCCCTTCTGTATGAATTTAGCCATGATTTTCGCAGCATCTATTTGGCAAGATACCGCTCGAATAGCTATTTCCTCCGAATGAGAAGCAGACTTTCTCATTTGTTTTAACATTAAACTTCCGCGTTCCAAAGTTTGTACAAGCCAATCTATATCGTATTTCATTTTAATCCATGTTCCTTATCTTGTTAAATATCCACACCATTAATAGTATCGCTGATACTATCATGGAGACAGAAACCCCAATTAGAATGGCCCAGAACATAAGTTGAGCGACTAGGTCTCCCAACCATATAAAAAAGCCAGACATTTTAAGTTTCCTCTTGTGGGGTTTCTTTAATACCTTCTACCCTATCCATAAGTTCTTCAAATCCTTTTGGGTCCAATGGGTCGCAGGAGAAGATGAGTACCTCAGTTATTCCCGAGTTCTTATTGATCCCAGTCACTCTTGATTTGTACCACCTACCCGCTAGCCACAGCCAAAACCAGTATAAAATGCTATCCATAAAAGATGAGAGGCACTGAGCCGAATAGCCCAGTGCCCCCCAAAAGATTAACCGAATATTGCTTTCAGTTGTTCACAGCATTCCGGGGAATGCTTACTGCTAATTTTGAGATGAGGCACGAAGTACGAACCGGATGGGCTCGTACGAATCTTGCTGGTCAACTCATAACATGCGGTGTGCAATCCTGCCTTCAGGAATAGCTGACTGTCCGTAAACACCTGTTTACCCGCAGACCGGTAGGCGCTCTTCGCCATCAGATACTGAGCCAACCCGTACTGGCTATCCCCGACTGCAAATGGGAATAGGGGGTTGTTCTTATCTGGTGCCTCGATAGCCACGATTGTCTGGAGGGCTTCGGTATACCTATCGGTATCAGCCTCGGCTTCCGGATCGTTGGCTAGCGCACCACCTGCTGCCCGTACATCCGCTAGACGGCTAAAGGTCTTAGCAATCTGGTCGGAACCGTAGACCACATCTTGCATATAGATCTTTTGAATCCGCAAGAACGTGATCTTGGCTGGCTTCTTCCCGTCACCGATTACCACCTCTCGGTTGTAAACGAATGATCCGGGCTGGAACGTATTCGATAGTTCGCCAGTCTTGGCTACTAGGTTAAGGCGGGGGACGGTAAAGTCCTTTGCCGAGAATTCACCTTCAACTTGACCCGCCAATGTGTTAACGGCTAGTTGAGCCATCGGAGCTTCGATAATAGCTCCTTCCTCTTTAAGTTCCTCATTCACTTCCGTCGGTTTGGTTGTTGCTTTGGGTTTGGTTGCTGGTTGAGCAAATGATGTCTTCATATTTGTTTAGTTTGTTTCTTTGGTTTTTGCCAAGTAGGTCACCTCTCCTCCGCCTTTCAATAGATTGGCTTCGTTGAGTTTGTCCTCCAAGGCTTGTTTTGCTTGTTGTTTTTGGCCACGCGGAAATGTTTCCGCGTAGGCTTTTTCAAGCTTGCTCCACGAAATCGTGGCACAAGCCGAAAATTGTTCAGGGGTTAATTTTTCTTTGATGATGTCGTATGTTTGTGTTGGGTCAATGATTTCTTTTTTACCTGCACGAGTTTTGAGTTCATAGCCTGGGATCTCACAACCCGACATACGGTAGTCCATATTGGATTTCTTGACGCTGTCGCACCACCTCTCCATAACACGTCTGATAGATTCTGCTTGCGACCTCTGGTCAGGAGTCGCAAGAGTAAGCGGGTCCGATAGTACCGAGAGCTCTGCGTCTCGCAACACGTCGTATTGTTTACTGATAACGAGTGCTTTGTTATGAAGTGCTTTACAGGTTCCTTTGTTTCCACAATATAAACATCCTTTCTCTGTCGGATTTAACTCCGGGTTTGGTTGTTGAGCCCTAGCGATAATGGTTTCAACTCGGAGCCTAAGGCGTTCGTAATCTTTGTCACGACTAAAAGTGTGTCTACTGATCATATTTATTCTTGGTTGGGCGAACACAACTTCGACCGCTTCAATAGTTTTCCATTTCTCGAATACGCCTACGGCGTATGCCCAGCCTTGAATGTTCTCTTCTGCGTCGTCTACGGGGTGCCATCCGAATTTAGCGTCTCCTATTTTTGCGTAACGTTTTCCAACGAGAACGATATCAGCAGTGCCGAATGTCTTGCCGTCCGCAATCACTAATTTAGTTTCCGGAAGATCGTGCACGATAAGCCCAAGCTCGTTTCGCATCTCTTGGAAAACATCCGCAACCATTAGCACACTCTTCTTCTGCCATTCGTCTAGGTTCTCGTAGTTACCAGTCTCCAATGCTAAATGCATCATGGTACCCTCTAGGGCTGCGATAGAACCTCCCTCACTTGGTTGCGGTTCATTGTCCCATCCGGGGCAAATCTCCCTCCACTTAAGTGAACTTGGTCCGTATTTATGGTGGCTCATAGTATTGCTCCTAATGTGTCCCCGTCCGATAGTGCTTCGATGTTTCGAAGTTTTCTTCGGAGGCTCCTAGCGATTTGTGTTTCGACGGTTCCGTTTGCGAAAAGCAAGTATTGCCTACTGGGAGACAAAGCTCCCGCACGATGGATTCTTCCGAGAGCCTGCTTGGTATCGATCGCCGAGTACGTTGGCGCGATAAGACTGATTCTTGGTACTCCTTGCAGGTCATGTAGGGACAATCCAACACCACCCGCCTGAATCATGCAAGCACATATTTTTACTTTGTTTGCTTGGAAGTCCGCGATATTTTGTACACGGTCTTCATCCTTCTGATCGCCGATGATTTCTGCCGATTCCTCTCTGACAAGCTTTCGGTATGCTTCAAGCGATTGTCGAAAATTGAAGAAAGCCACGACAGCATTTCCTTCCGCAAGGGCTTGTTCCGTGAGTTCGACAAAGACAGGAACACGCATCAACTCCGCTTTTTGTCTTGCCCGGAGTTTGATCGTGAGCGGGTTTTCGCTTTTCCTTTTGCCCGCGAGTTCCGCAAGTTCTTCCCGCATTGTTTCGTAGATTTTGTCGACGTCCCCCATGTCGTATGTGTCAGCGAACACGGAGTTGCTTGGGAAAGCGTCCCCGAGGTCAGCGATTCGGATGCGGTGTCCTTTCTCCGGAAAAATAGATCTGTGAATTTCTTGTAGCATTTTCTTTCCGCCCATGAAAGCCAGACCACGGCCCCATGGGGCAGGTCGACAACCCATCTTGTAATTCCACCGGTAGAAGTCGTGGTATTCATGTAGGCCCAACATGAACCCCGTCGCTCGCATGTCCAGCGGATTCTCTGCGGCAGTCGCGGATAGCATTAGTACTGGATGCTTCTTTGACCCCGTAAGTATTTTAGCATTAACGCTTGTTGCCCCCTTGCACCTGTGGACTTCGTCAAAAATTAAAAGTTTAACTCCTTTGAAAGACCACTCCCAACTCTTGGCGTCGTTCCATTTTCCAAACTTTGTCTTACCCGTTTTTAGCTTTTCGTAGTTTATAACGTCATGCGTTATACCCCCTTGGTTCAGCCACTCTTTCCAAGATGGGATAACTGCTTTCGGGCAGATGACGATGACGTCCGCTTTTAATTGTTGAGCTAACCAAACTGCTTTAGCCGTTTTACCCGTGCCAGTATCGCTGGCGTCTAGCGCGACATTATTCTTCCGAAGGCTTTGTAATAGTGCTTCCGCTCCCGCCTTCTGCCATTCGAAGAGTGTGATGGATTCCATACTCGAGTATCAATAGTGCATCTGCCGTAGATAATGTCACGCTTAAAGTTGGGAATCTTCTTTGAGCTTCAGCCTTCAACTTGTTCTTCCATTCCGTCTTGCTCGCCATACTTTTGCTATTCCCCAGACTCAAAGCTTTCTGCCAAGTCTGTGGTCTTACCATTTCAATCCTATAGTTTAAAGACATAGCCACCCCCAATAGGAATCCAAAGCCCCTACCGAAATTAAACATCGCCGATCCCGGACTACCCACCCCTCCTATATACCCACCGACTTGTTCTATAAATATGGTGTCGTGGTAGGTTTTGAGATTGCGTAATAGGTTGAGCACGTCGCCCTCCGTCTCGGGCATCTTAACTGCGCTCACACTCCCGTTGACTGTCATGCTCGCTATGCCACCACTCGCTCCAGGATCGACTGCAATCATCCGTACCATCTCGTACGAAAAGAGTGGCTTGCCAAGCTCAATCTGATATCTTGGCCCCGTGCCCCAAATCGAGAAGTATGGTCGTATATGGCCTGAGGGAGCGACTCCCCTGACAATCGAGTTACTTGCTTTCCGAGAGGGAATCACCATGGACAAGGGCGGGCTCGGGAAAGAACAACACTTTTGGAATGTCGTAGAAATGCTTTGGCCGTACCACCCAAAGAAAAATCCGCAAGGGTTCCAAAGAAATCCTTGGGCTGACGATCAAATCGTTGAACTTTGTAAGTGGGAGTACTTGGGTATCTCTGGGCCTAAGTCCTCCGCAAAGACGGAGGTGGTTGGGTTGTGGGGATTGGTGAATTGGTATTCCGCTCCGTACGATACTCTTGTTCTAGTCACCACCACATCTGTTCGGGAGGCTCGCAAGCGTATGTGGGGTCGAGTCCGTGAGCGTCATATGCAAGCAAAGATTATGCCCGGCAAACTTGTCGACTCGATGGGGAAGCTTGTATTGGAAGAAGGTAGTAGCGATCGATCGAGCATAACCCTTGTGCCTTCCGCCAAAGATAAAGAAAAGGAAGCGTCTGAGAAACTGCTCGGCCTGAAGAACAAACGGGTATTCCTTTTAGTAGACGAAGCCACGGACGTATCCCCTGCCATCTTTGAGGCAATCGCCAACCTTTCCGCCAACCCCTACTTCCAATGTGTCGCCTGTGGTAATTTTAATTCAGCCTACGATCCGTTCGGTCAGTTCGTTACGCCGAAAGAAGGTTGGCAGTCGATTACTGTTGAGGCGGATGGTTGGGAAACGAAGGACGGTTTTTGTCTACATCTGGACGGAGAGAAAACGCCCAACCTAGACCATGATGATAAGTGGCCGTTCTTACTTACGGGCAAGAAGCTAGAAGAGGACCGGAAGCGTCTTGGTGAGAACTCCCTATCGTACTGGAGATTTATTCGTTCCTTCCCAGCCCCAGCGGGCTCGGAAGAGAATATATACAGCGAGGCCGATCTCCGTAAGTTCGAGGCGCATAAGCCAGCTATGTGGGTAGGGGCTAAACAACCGATCCCAGTAGCGGGTTTTGATCCGGGCTTCACCAGCGGGGGAGATAGGTCTATCCTCTTTTTGGGGAAATACGGGGAAACGGATGCGGGCATGACTGTGAATTTCGATAAGTATGTTGAGCTAAGGGAGAATTCCTCTTTAAGGGACAGCCCTCGTAACTACCAGATTGCTCAAGCCTTAAAGGTAGAATGTGAGAAGTACGGGGTGCTCCCAAGATATCTAGCAGTCGATGCTACAGGTGCGGGAGACCCCCTGTGCGACATCATAGCTACCATTTGGAGCCCCTCGTTACTTCGTGTGAAATTCTCTGAGAGACCAAGCAATATGCCAGTTAGCCGAACCTCTCGCATAAAGGCAGATGAGTCCTACGGAAACCGAGTATCTGAACTTTGGTACGTCGGGCGAGAGTTCTTACGAGCTGGGCAGATTCGTGGGGTTACTATCGACTTGGCCAAGGAGCTGGTAGCCAGACAATACCGTACCGCAGAACGCGGTAAAATCTTCGTTGAGCCGAAACGGGATATGAAAGCTAGGTTTGGGAAGTCGCCAGATATAGCAGACGCAGCCTTTTTGATGCTGGATGCTTGTCGCCAAAGAGCTAGTGCTATAGCTGGGACTACTGTGGCTGGGGGTGGGAAATACAAAAACTTCTTAGATTTCGCTAAAAAGGTAGACTCGCTACTATATTCTTGACCCTGACCCCGTAATTGAGTACTTAGAGTTTAACGTGGACCAAAACCTAGAAACGATTTCCCCCGCTGGGAAGCCACCAAAATCGAGGATTAAAGATGCTAAAGCAGCTTTTTCGATATATACCAACCTTCTTGACGCCGATATGGAGAGCGCTGCTCAAAGGGTCAGAGTTCAAGCGATGCTCGATGGTGAGCCACCGTATAATCCGTCCACTCTGCGGAATCTCGGCCAGTCTTATCGTTCGAATTTAAACTTCCTAGAAGCCTCTGCCGACCTCGAGTACGCTCTCACGGCTTATTCGGATCTTGTAAACGGGGTTCCACAACTCGCGCTGGTTAAAACTAGTTACGGAGACGATACCCAGCGGGGCAACTACGGGCAGGTTATCTCAGAAGAGTTCGATAGGGTTCTGCGAAAGGACTGGGACGAGTTTTTCTATAGCCAACAGAGACTCGCCCATGAGTTTGTGTCTTACGGCGTTGGTTTCACTTTCTTCGAGGACGATACAGATTGGAGATGGAAAGTGGCAGGGTTGCGAGATTTTTACGTGCCTCGCGGAATCCCAGCCTCGGATAGCCGGATTGAGTTCTGTTGCGCTCGCCGAAGCTACTACGCCCATGAGCTCTATCAGTATATCAAAGACCCCAAGGCGGCTAGGGCTGTTGGTTGGGATGTGGACGAAGCCAGAAAAGCGATCATTACCGCAGTCCCCGCAGACGTTGCCGGAACAAGGCTCGAGTGGGAAGAAATCCAAGTCATGCTTAAAGACAACGACCTTTCTTTGTCTTTTGCCCGATCCGCTGAGATTCAAACTATTCACTATTATTTCTTAGAGTTCGACGGCAGGGTGACTCATTGTATTGGTTTGCGTGACGGGTCCAATATAAACTTTTTGTATCGTAAAGATGGGAGATTCGAAAACATAAACCAAGCTTTGGTTTTATTTACTTACGGGATCGGAACAAATGGAACTCTCCATTCGATTCGTGGTCTGGCTTACAAGATCTACCCGCACATTCAAGTTAATAACCGCTTGAGGAACGCGATTATTGATTCCACTTTGCTCTCCACCTCCGTGATGATCCAACCGCAGACGATGGATGATCTTCAGAATTTAACTATCGCGTATAACGGACCGATGGCCATTCTACCGCCAAACCTTAATATTGTTGAAAGAACCTCTCCCAATCTCGCCAACAACGCTCTGCCCATCGCCCAAGAACTTTCTTCTATTCGGCGCAACAATACGGGAAGCTACGCCTCTCAGGTTATCAGTTCATCTTCTCAGGAACGCACAGCCACCGAGGTAAGTGCTCAGCTAGAGAGGGAAGCAGTACTCTCTACGCAAGCTCAGAATTTCTATTATGTTCCTTGGGGTAAACTTCTCAAAGAACAGTTTCGTCGTTTGGCTCGGGGAAATTGGAAAGATACCGAACCCGGTGGCAAAATCGCTCTAGAGTTCCATAAGAGGATTCGGGCTCGGGGAGTTCCCTTGGAGGCTCTGAAAAAGGTTTATGATGTTACCCCGATGAAAGCGGTTGGTTACGGTAGCGCCCAAGCCCGTCTACTCGCGTACAACGAATTTATGCAGATGATTCCGATGCTCGACGAAACAGGTCGTGCGAATGTTGTGAGAGATCGTATCGCGGTTCGTGTTGGCTACGACCAAGTCGATAGGTATGCTCCTCCTTCCGCCGTTCCCCAGAGGTTACCAATTGACGCCAAGATTGCGGAGTTGGAGAATGACTCTATGCAAGGCGGGCGTGGGGTTACCGTCCAAGCTGGCGAGAACCACGCGGTTCATCTTCAAGTCCACGGAACAGATGCTGTTCGATTCCTACAAGGAATTGGACAAGGAACAATTGCTCCCGTTGAGGCTTTCAAATATCTCTCCCTTTCTGGACCACATATGGCTTCGCATTTGCAACAGATAGCTGCCGACGTCTCTCGGCAAGCTATGGTTGGACAGTTTAAAGATATCATCAATAAAGTTAATCAAGCTGTGCAGAGACTGGGAGAAAGCCTCGCTAGCGAACAGAGGCAACAACAAGAGGACATGGCTAAGATGCAACAGCAACAAGTTCAGGATGCCATGCAGATGCAGATCAATGATGTTAAGGGTAAGTTGCAAGCTGAGTACGCCGTTAAGATTGCGAAAGTACAAGCAGACGCTCAGATTGATAGGGCAGCTTCGGACGCCAAGATCGCCATCAAGAGTGAAGAAGCTCGGCAACGTATGGCTCTCCGAGATGCCCAGACAGCCCAGCGGTTGCGGGCTCAGTCCGAAAAGAATCGTTTATCTGCCGAAAAGAAAAGTCTTGCTTAATTTTCGGATTCTGCGACAAACGTATTGATGACATTCCAAGAATGGACCAAGCGGGAAGATTACGTAGAGCTCTGGAAAAAAACCTGGAACGAGCCACATATGCGGGCTGGTATGACTGCTTTGATTCATATGGGACTACCTCAATTAAATGCGATAGCTCCCGCCCATGGCGAAGCAATTCAGCTTAGAGCATTGGCTCATTCGAGGAACGAGGGTTGGTACGCAGCTTTGAAGGGAATTGAATTACTAAAGACACCCAAGACTGAGCCACAAGAGTTGCCAGCACCTTGGGAAGACGTAAACCAATAAACTAAGAGGTAAAATATATGGCAACCACAAACGAAGTTTCGTCATTTGGAGAAGCGCTAACCGCAGCCCTAGGGGATTCGGAATCCCCCCTAGCCTCTGCTACCCCCCTATCGCAAAATCCAGTTATTGACACTCCTGCCGAAACTAAAACTGCCCCAGAAACAAATACCGCTGTTACGGCTCCGGCCCCAGTTGAGGAAGTTAAAACCCCCGAAGCCCCCGAGGAAGAAGTAGACCTATCTAAAACCCCAGAAATAAAGACCCCGTCCAAGCTGATTGATTCTTTGCTGACCCCCGAAGCTGAGAAAACAAAAACAGTCAGCCGAGCCGAAGGCGATATTAAAGAGGAAGAGAAATTACCAGGCAAAGCAACCAATTCTGCTAATTCAGCTTTTGCCGCTAAAACGAGGGCTCTTAAAGCCGCTGAGCAGGAACTCGCTTCCCTCAAGTCCGAACTAGAAAAGGCTCGCACTTCGGGCAACACAGAAGCCTCGACCGAAGTACAGTCGATTAAATCTGAACTTGAGGAGACCCGTAAATTAGTTTCAGATTACGAAGGACAGTTATCATTGGTGCGACTAGAAGGAACTCGGGATTTCAAGCGTTCGATTTCTGAACCCATAGCCAAAGCCGAGAAGGGCTTGTCCGACGCCATTGCGGGGTACGAAGGTTTGGCGGTTAAAGATATTCTTAAAGTATTGGATATCCAAGACCCAGCCCAGCGACGAGCTGAGTTTAAGGAAGTTATGTCCGGTGTTGACGCGATGGACGCATGGGCCGTTAAATCTAAACTGGATGAGATCGAGCAGTTACGAGGCAAGAAAGACGAGATGCTTAAGTCGGCTAGCGAAACTCTCGCCAATATCGAAAGGCAGGAAACTGCTGTCGAACAAGAAGCTCGTCTCAATTTTGATAGACAGGCTGATGTGGCTTTTGAAAATACTTGGAATCAATTCGAGGACTCCTTCCCCATTTTAAAACGCGGTCAAGCAGTTGAGTGGGATGACACAATCAAAGCGCTTCGGGAGCAAGCTGTTTATCTAGATAAGAAACCACTCGATCACCAACAACGGGCAACTCTTACCTACCAAGCGGTACTATTCCCCCTTGCTGTTCAAGTCGTTCGGGATCTTACCGACAAGAGCAATGCTACAATTGCAGACTTGAAATCTCAAATTCAAAAGCTTCAAGGGGCGACTCCTACTGCTGGGGCTAGTAGCAATAACGAACAGTCTGCTGGGCTCCCTTCCAATGTTGGCTTCCTAGAAGCATTAGAAAAATCGATGGGTCGATAATGCTAGTCGTATTGCCAGTCGGTCCCCAAGATCGAGAACAGGCTGTCCGCTGGCTTGATTGGGTCGAAGAACTTGGCGGTATCGGTAGTCATCGCCTAATGGTTGCCTGTGCTCGAGCAGTCCCAAACCCTACCGAGTTGGGTCGTAGCTACGAGTTGTATATACCGCACGATCAAGACGAGCGGGGATGGCCTATGAGCCCTAACCATATGTTTAAGCGGGTAGCTCAGCATATTACTTGGGGCCCGAATCCTGAGGCTTACTTTTGGTGCGAACCAGATTGTATCCCCTTAGTTCCAAGGTGGCTTGATCTTCTCGATTCCGAGTACCGAACCTGCGGTCAGTATTTTATGGGGGCTCAGGTTAAAGTGGAAGGTACTCCTGAGCATATGAGCGGAAACGCCATCTACCCAAAGAATATTATGGAACGGGCTTCTAATGTTATCCATGCTGATCTCGCTGCGTTTGACGTTGTAGGTGCTGAGCAGATTGTGGGACAAGCCTATTGGACTAAATCAATTCAGCACGTTTGGCGTAAGGACGAGGGTCGTAACTTTAAGTTTCCCGATCAAGCTAGCGTTGATGCTATGGTCAGTAAGGAAGCCGTTATGTTCCATCAGAATAAAGATGGCACTTTGATTCAGAGACTAAGAGAAAGACTCCCGATAAACTCAAAGGTTGAAGAGAAGCCGGCTAAACAAAAATTAAAAAGGGTTAAAAACAAAAAACCAAGTATTGATTTATTTTACACTACCTACCCAAAAGATAAACAGTGGTTTTCGTATAGTGTGCGGATCGCCAAAAAGAATTTGTGTGGTATCCGGAATATTGTTGCTGTCGTACGTCAACAACATTTACAAGAGTTTTTAGATTTAAATTTGGACGTTGTTTACAAAACTGTCCCAGACTCTTGGAATTCTAGTCGCGGTTATCATTGGCAACAATGGATAAAAATGAGGGCTCCTGAATTCACAGATGCCGATTTTATTGCTCATGTTGACAGTGATACCTATTTTAAAGAGAACGTAGATATTTTTGACTTTTTTTCCGACAAAAAACCAGGTTGGATTTTCAGAAAATATGATGAGCTCAATGTTCCTTGGAAAACACTCACTGAAAAAGCTATTGGGTGCGAGTGTCTAATCGAATACATGCAAAGTTCCCCCTTTATTATTGGTCGAGAAGTTTACGCCAAAGCAAAAGAAATTCTTGAGGGCACACAAAAATGTTCCATGGAGAAATACATATACGACTCCGGCGTAACTGATTGGCCCCCGGGTTTTTCTGAGTATAATTTCTTAGGGAATATTGCTAATAAATTCTTTAAAGACGATTATTTCTTTGTTCATGCTGCCGATAAAGATGTGCCAATCGGATTCTCTAAAATTCATTTATGTTGGAGTCATTCTGATTTTTCTAAACAGGTAGAGATTTTAGAGACTATGTTAAAGGATAAGGTTTTACAGAAACCCATTACTACCGATAGGGGCATATGGATTCTTTCTAACGACACCCATATTTCAGAATGGGTCGTTAAGTACCAAAAGCTTGATTTTGATGGTCATCTCCTCCCACATATTCTTCCCCTGATCAACTCCGGTGATTCTATTATAGATGTTGGGGCGTTTATCGGGGACCACACATATGCATACGCATTAAAAACTCACGGGGTCGACACCGGTATGGTTCATGCTTTTGAGCCCAATCCGGATGCCTTTTTCTGTTTAGAGAAGAACACAGAAGCTTTTTCTCATGTTAAGAGATATAATTGTGGTCTCGGAGATTGCGAAAGTACCGCGACCCTTGTTAAGGATAGCAACGCGGGTGCTTCTATGCTGACAAGCGGGGGTGGCATACAGATTAAAATGCTCGATTCCATCGAGGTTCCTAGACTCAATGGTATAAAAATAGACGCTGAAGGATTTGAATTAAAAGTTTTAAGGGGTGCCGAAAAAACTATAGCAAAGTTTAAACCTTGGTTAGTGCTCGAGTTTAACGCTGGGGCTTTAAAGTTGAATGATACGTCAGCCGATGAGATTACCAAATGGTTATCCGATAGGGGCTACCGAGCATTTAAAGAGGTTGGTTCCGGAGATCTAAAAGACGTTTTCTTCCGGTTCGGTTAGCATCGGGGCTTGACACGCCGTTAGAACTAGTTACATCCCGTCTTAGTTCTTTGGCAGAGGTGTCGATGCGATGGGGCTAATTTGCCTGCGCCCTACAGGCTACGCTTAAATGACACTGAAGCGGTATCCGACGGCTAACGGATATCCAACTACCTTTTAGAGCTTGCCGGCTCTTGAAACAAAAAAGACGATAAGGAAACACGCTCATCGTGTGGTGAGAAGTTTCTGAATCATTATTTCAACAAGGAGATAACTAATATGGCATGTACGAATATTGAGAATCTTCTGATTACAGAGTCCGGCCGTATCGGTGCGGATATCTATCGGAAGACTTTGAACACGTCCCCGTGGACGACTTTGGTTAAGCAAGAGGCTTGGCCAGATGAGATGGGCACAACTGTTAACGTTCTGATCTATGAACGGACCCTACCGGCTTCCGGCGGTTCGATCACTTTCACGGACGTTGCTTATAACGGAGTCGGAACTCAGGTCATTGGGGCTACCCCTTCTGGCTCGAATGTCGGACCCGGAACTTGCGCAGTTACTGGCAATGACCTCGGTTTTGCCCAGACCCTCCGCACTTACAACCTCCAACAGGCGGCGATTAACTCCCCCGACATCTGCTTGAACGACCTTCGGTTCCCCGTTCGTCGTCAAGAACAACTACGTAATATCATGTCAGTATTGAGTGAGAATACGCAGTATGCTTGGGAAAACCGCTACCGTGACGAATACGTTCGTCTCGCTAACTACAACGTCAACGCTAACCAGAGCGAACTCTTGGCGGCTTCCGGCCAGACCAAAGGTTCATTCAGCATCACCACTCTCCCGACGAGCCGATTGACTCAGGGCATCCTGCGTTACTTCTACTCGCGGTTGATCCGTGACGGCGCTGGTCAGAATGCGTACGGCAAAGAAAACGGTGCTCCCGTGTTCTTGCTCGTCACCTCCCCCGAGGCTTCTGATGACTTGATCAAGCTCAACGCGGATATCCGTCAGGATCTCCGTTATGCGAAACCAAGCGAACTGATTCAGCCTCTCGGCGTAGAACGTAGCTATGCTGGTTTCTACCATTTGGTAGATACCATGACTCCCCGCTACGACTTCGATAACACGCTTGTAGGCCAGAACAAGTGGGTCCGTCGTAACCCGTATGCCACTGATGCTAGCGCATCTAAGGGCACACGATACATCCCGAACCCCGCGTACTACACTGCGGAATACGAAGATTCGATTATCTTCCATCCCGACGTGTTTACTTCGCTGGTCGCGAAGCCCATTAGCACCACTGGTGGAATGGCATTCGACCCGCAGAGCTATCGCGGTGACTTCCGCTGGCGGAATATCCCCAGCCGGGATTGTAACCCAGACGGTACGATCGGATTCTTCCGGGCTATCTTTAGCTCCGGCTCGAAACCCGTTCGTCCCGAGCTCGGTGTGGTTATTCGCCACAAGCGCTGCGCGGCCGACTTCGGCCTCGTTGGTTGCTACTCATAAGCTGAGTAATTGAATTGAAGGGGGGCGTAGGTTCTATTCCTGCGCCTCCTTTCTTTTTATAATTATGCATTGCGGATGTCCTGAGTGTATGGCGAAAAAAGGTCGTGGCCCCGCCATGATCGTTATTGCTGTCGCTCCTAAACAAGGAGATAAAAATATGAAGATTGCTACATTTGCAGTCCCGAAGGGTTTCGCTCCTCCTGAAGGCGTTGTCGAGGGAGACACGTTCGAAGCTATGGCCACGTTTAAACACGGTGGCAAAACTTTGGATTTGGTTTCTATCGAAGGTGCCGAGGCTGAGATGCCCGAAATGGAAATGGAAATGGAAGAGACCAGCAAGGCTCCCGCCGAAGCTGGGTTTGCTGATGCTATCGAGATGGGCGTCATGCCCGAAGGAAAGATGGCGTAAGTGAAGCGTGAGGTAAGGGGCGAAGGCTGGACTGAGTTTGTCTGCGCGATTGTCGAGCAGGGACTCCATGATCTGGACTTCGCCCTTACCGCACCTATTGGACGTAAACTAGACCCTAAGAACTACTTTACGCCTTTACATTTTGATTTATTTTTCGATCAAGTTCCTGGGCTGTGCGAAGTTTCCAATATAAAAATATCTGCTCAAGCTATTGAAAGAAAAGTAAAAGGAAAGATTGACAAACTGAGATCTATAAGGAATAGAAGGAGAGAGAAACTATGTCAGAACCAGCTCAAGCAAACATCGAGTTCGTAAGCCAACTCCGAAGGGCTTTACTGTTCGGTCAGATTACCCGCGATCAATTGCGTGGTACTTCCGGAGAGAATCTCCAAGGCAGTAGTTATTATCCAGCGTCGGATGAATTCGTTCGTAATTTTCAAAGGGCTGTTGGTTCCGGCCAAGTTACCAATGCTCAAATCTTGAACCCGAGTTTGATCGAGAACACAGATACTTACGCGAGAGCCAGCAATAGTTTTGTATTAGAGTGTAATAGGGCAGGTGCTGCTGGCCAGCTCGTAACGACCGTAACTTAAGGAGATATAGATGCAAACAAACGCACCTGCTGGTTCTGAATTCGTAGATCAATACAATCGGGCTGTTGCCTTTGGGCAGATCGGTGGCGCTAACGGCGCACCCCTACCCGCCCACGCCTCTACACATGCGACAGGTGGTTCTGATCCCGTTACCCCAGCTTCGATTGGTGCGGTTTCACTAGTTACAAATAATGCTGCTATAGTTCCGCAATCAGTTTATTTGAGAGTCGACGGGGTAAACCTTTTAGCTGCGGATAACACAAACACTCTTTTGTACACTGTTCCGGCTGGGTTCACTTTCACAGCGACTTCCACCAAGGTGATTATCACAAACAGCAACCAGAGCGTAGGATTTAGTACAGCTCCAGAATTTGAAGTCCAGAACGGTTCTGGTATAAAGACATGTAACGTTTTGGCACTTGCCGTTGCTACGCGACTCTTCGCGACTGGCGATGTAATTATGTCTGGCGGTAGTTTTGGTGGCGGAAGTACAAATAGAAGAATATCAACTGACACCGTTAATTTTAAAGTAACCACAGAAGCGGTTGGTGGCACACAAACTACTATGCTGGCTTCAGTTTTTGTACAAGGCGAATTGTATTCTTAAGAAGGAGTAACTTATGGCACTATATCCCGAAGGAACAGCACCGCTACCCTTGGACGACGTCCAGAGGGCGGCTAATAAAGCGAATGAACTCTCTAGGCAGAACTTAGGGCAGAACGGAGCTATTGTTCTTGCTACTGGAAATCTTACCGCTCCTCTTGGCACATATGTGTCTCTTGTTGTTTTGACAACCACTACCATCGCGAGCATTACAGCTCCCGGGATTACTAATTCCTCTTCATTAACTGCTGTAGCACTCGCTGCTGGAACAGTCATCAGGGGCGATATCCGAGAGGTTACGCTTACTAGCGGACTTGCTATCCTATACACAACGTAGTTTTATGAAATCTTTGGAAGGTGGAAACGGATGTTTACCGCCCTCTGAGGAGGATCTCTTAGCCTGTATATCCTATCTCTGCGACGAAGGTTTTATCACCATCTATCAAGATGAGAACGATGAGTGGTTTGTAAAAATCGCGGAAAACGTGTAAGGTAAGTATATGGCACCCAAGGATAACGAAAGGCTGGCTCGTATCGAAACGAAGCTTGACGCCACCCTAGCCCATTTAGGAGATCACGAAAGTCGTATCCGTTCCGTAGAAAAAGCTTGGTGGAAGCAATCCGCTATTATCGGAGCTCTTATCGCTTCTATTTCTTGGTTTGGCCCAGTAATAAGAAAGCATCTTTTTGGTTCGTAATTCTTACGCATGGAGCTATATTAAGCCCATGAAACTATTAATCCTCCCGTTACTGCTATTGGCAGGTTGTTCAACCATTAAACCAGTTGGTTCCCCAGAGTTCGGTGGAGTTACTCGCAAGGTCGATGCCGTCGAACAGGCCGTCAATTCCGGCGACCTGCCCTCCATCAAGAAAGAGTTCGGCAGTCTAAAGTCCCAACTCTCCTCAGCTCAGGCGGCTTGCGAAGCCCAAGCTGGGGACTACGAACGGATGACTAAAGAAGCCAACGACTGGAAGGCCAAGCAGAGGAAAGCTCTGAAGGAACTATGGATTTACAGAGGCGCTATTATCGCCTTAGGGCTATGGATCTTTAGGGGCTTTATCTTCGGTGGTATTATGTTCGTGGCTAGGAAGTTCGTGGGAATTCCTTGGTGAACTTCCTCAAGACCAACGTGCAGGGCCTAATAGCCCTTTTGGGAGCCCTTGGCCTGTTCTTCGGGCTCGGACCCCTACTTCAAAATATCGTCCCCACAGCGGGGGTTATAGACATCGGGGCCCTACATCTGCTTGTGTTCGGGTCCGTCAAGTTTTTGCTCGGAGTGTTTATGGTCTGGCTAGTCATAGCCTTTGATTGGAAACCCTTCGATAGATATTTGGACACCGAGGCTTTTGCCGACGACTTCCGTGACCTCCACCCCGAGACGAAAGCGAAGCTCTTGGTCTATCTCTTTATAGGGCTTTTGGTTACCTTCGCTTTATGCACCAGAGGATCCTGAATGTTTCGGCCTATCCTATTATTTGTCTTACGGCATTGCTTCTCTCTGGAGGACTTGCAATGGGAAGTCCTGACCCGAAAGATTCTACTCGCGGAAAAATCATATCATTTGCGCGGTCAACAATCGGAATCAAAGAGGCAACTGGAAAAAACGATGGGGAAGAAGTTGAAGAAATTCTCAAAAGCGTCGGGCTCGAAGGGACGGGCGCCCCGTGGTGCGCAGCCTACGTCGTCTGGGTTGGCGACTCTGCCCTCGGGCGAGATCATAATCCCTACCCGAGAAGTGCGTGGTCTCCAGATTTCGTCAGGGACCCAACTTGGAATCGGGGCCGTGGTCGATTACCCACCGAAGCGGATACCTTCGGGGTCTATTTTCAGAAACTCAAAAGAGTCGGTCACACAGGGTTGGTAGAAAAAGTTACTGGTGATTTTGCCGTAACTATTGAAGGAAATACCAATAACGGAGGGAGTCGAGACGGGGATGGTGTCTACCGCAGACGTCGTCTTCTAAGTTCGATTCTCGGAAAGGATTGGCTATGAGTTTAAGGATAGGGGCTATAGGGGTACAAAAAGTATCTGCTAAGCTATTGGAACATGGGTTTCTAGTGTGTCTTCCGGTTTTCGATGAGGGCTACGATTTGATTAGCGACTGGAAGGGGAAGTTACAACGGGTACAAGTTAAAAGCACCATCGGCCAAGCGGGTATGGAGGGGCGTTCAAAGCTCAAATTCTTTGCGGTACGTGGTCCAGGATACGTTGGGGGAGCCTCCCTTAAACCTAACAAAACAAAAGAGGTATATGCTAAGAGTGATTGCGATGCCTTTATCTTCTACCATATCCCCCTAGATGCTCTTTTTGTGGTGCCTCGGATTCGTTTACCTAAGACAAAATCAATCTATATTGCTCCCAATTCCCATTGGAGAGATAACTGGGGATCTTTAAAGCAGTAGTTGCCGACTAACTTAGAATAGGATACATACGACGATATGGCTATTGCGGATTCCACGTTACTTCTAGAGGGGCAACAAGACTTTTCTGGGGGCATGGATTCCAGCAGGGTTCCCAATCTAATTGCCCCCAATGCGGTCTCTCGAGCGGTCAACGTTACCTTTAGGGGAGGAACTCCCACAACTCGGCCTGGGTTCAGACAATTGCCAGTGGTGAACGCCCTTGAAGACGCTTTTGACGGTATTAATTATTTTGTAAATGGTCTTAATCAAGGCTCTTTTTTCTATCAAGATCCCAGACCACAATACAATCCTTGTCTTTTCTGTTTGATGAGTGGTCATGTTTTGCGAATTGATTTGGGAACTTATGAGATCAGGAGGGTTCGTCCGATCATAGCTGCTCCCGATATTATAGCTGGCCTAACCTACACCATTGAAACCGCAGGTACCACTAATTGGGTTACCTATGGAGCGGCTTCGCTTACGGCTGGAACTACTTTTATTTCTAACACGACGACGGGTGCGGGTACGGGTACCGCGTATTTAGAGAGCCCCATGAATCGATACGATGACGCTTATTTCGTTCAGGCAGAAAATTTTCTAATTATCCAAGACGGTACGAACTTTCCCAGAATTTGGGACGGAGATTCCCTTTTCGTTACAACTCTTGGCCCAGCTCTGACTTTGGGAAAAATAGCTCAAGTCCCAATCGGTAAATTCATGGCGTACGGACAGGGCAGACTTTACGTTACAGATGTAGCTCAGACTACCGGTACCGCCGGTGATTTGGCTTATGGTGGTAGTACTAATCAAGTGACTATAGCTTCTGGAGCTGGAGTTTCTGGAGCGGCGACCTACGAAATAACTACGTCTGGGAACCACGGGTACTCTACTGGAGATTACGTGACTATTTCTGGGCATTCGTCCAATAACGGGAGTAATGGAACTTGGAAAATAACAAAGACCAGCAATACAACATTCACGATAGACATAGCTAACCCAAGTTCAACCACAGCAGGAACCGGTGGGTTTGCTGCAAAAGCAAATGCAGGTACTGCTTCCGACCTACTTAGATTCACAGAGACGACTTATTTGGACGAGGGTGGCTCTCTGCAAGTCCCCGGATTTCTTGGGAAAATCACTGGTTTGATTTTTATGCCAGTCCAAGATGTCGGCTCTGGGCAAGGAGATCTTTTAGTTTTTTGCGAGACGGGAGTTGTTTCTCTAGCCGTTTCTGTCCCAAGGACTCAATGGAAAAGTACCGCCGGTTTTCAGAGAATTGCTTTGGCTAGCATCGGGGCCCCCAGCCATGATTCCTTGACCGCGGCCAACGGAGATATTTTCTTCCGCTCTTTTGACGGCTTGCGGACCTATCGTAACGCCAGAGCCGAGTTTAATAGTTTCGGTCGCGTCCCCATGTCAGCCGAAATGAACAGTATTATGGAATTTGATACCAAGAATATGTTGAGGGCTTGCAGCGCCATAGTTTTTGACAACCGCTTTCTTTTTACGGCAATCCCAGAAATTAATTATAATGGGATTTCTAACAGCTCTCTTACAAAAAGACCCGTTACTTTTTCAGCTATTGTTGCCCTAGATTTCACCACCCTTGCCTCCGTGGGGGCCCAGCGAGCTTCGGCTTACGAGGGTACTTGGAGGGGTTTGGACATAGTCAAACTTGTGGCGGGAGTTGTGAATGGCACACCTCGAGCTTTTGCCTTTTGCGTAGATTACGTAGTTAACGGAACTAACGCCTTGTGGGAATTAACCACTGATGCGTACACCGACCAAGCCATTAATTCTAACCCAGCTCCGATTAAATCAATTCTTGAAACCCGAAGCTTTGCTTTGGGTTCTCCCTCGGAAGTTAAGAAACTGATTCGAGCCGATCTGTGGATTGGTTCCTTGCGGGGGGATACTCAGTTTTTAGTTTATTGGCGTCCGGATGAATACCCCTGTTGGAGAGAGTGGCATACATTTTCTCGGTGCGCGACCGTCGATAATTGTGTTATTACGGGAGTTGGAACAGAGTTCAACCAAGCTTCCGGTATTGTCACGCTGGGATTTTCTACTTCGACCATTAAATGGTATCGCATTCTGGCTTCTAGCGGTGGTGGCGCCATCTATACAGTCCCCATTCAATTCCCCAGCTCCGAGAACGCCATTGCCGACGCTGCGGCTCTTGCAGCTGCTTTGACTGGGGCGGGCATAGTTTTCTCTACCGTCACACGGACTGGGACTTATCCTAATTTAGCTTATTTCGTTTCTGGGGCGAACGGGGATTTTACGGTAGTCCCAGTTAAGACTCCCGGCGGGAGTTGCGAAGACATGTTCTCTCCTAAGAATCTACAACCTCAGTATCGTCCCCAGATCCGTCTGCCCACGCCCCCAGAAGACGCCGACCCCATTGTTGGGCGTCCGTATTATTTTGGGAACGATTTTCAATTTCGCATTGAGTGGATTGGCCACACCCAGATGACTCGATTCTTGGTTTTAGGCCAGAGACAGCTTGAACAGTATCAGGGAACCGATTATGTGGAGGTTGTCTAATGCCCGAAAATACATGCGAAGAGTTGAATTGTTGCCCTCCAGGATTTACCGTTCCTCCTCTGAGCGGAACCTTGGCTTTGGCAGGTGACGACAGCACAGCGACTGACCCCCGTGTTGTTGACGGAGAGTTTATATTTGCAGAAGAGGCCCAGTTAACTAGAGCTACTTTGGTTGCGAGTAACACGTCTATTACAGTAGCTAGCACGGCAAATATTCAAACTGGTTACGCGGTTGAATGTATCGGAGTATTTAAGACTATCACAACGACTCTCGGCTCCTACAATGTTACTGTCCCCGACGCGAACGGATTAGCGCTAGGCCAATTAGTCGAGACCTCAGAAGAAATAGTCACCGCTGGTAATTTTGTTGTTGGGGGTATCTATAGGATAACGTCTCTTGGCACTACTGATTTTACATTAATAGGAGCACTTTCAAATACTGTTGGGGTTCAATTTACGGCTACTGGCGTTGGTAGCGGTACTGGCACATCTGACTATTTGTCAGCCTTAGTCTATTTTTCTTACGGAACACTTATAACAAATATTGTTGGATTGACTATTACTCTGTCTAATCCTGCTCTGGGCTCGGCCACGACTGGGGTCTTATTCCGCCCTACCGCTCCTCCTCTAATTGTCAGCTCCGTAGTTGTCATCCCGAGCACTCTCTTCCCGTCCCCAACTACGGCTACCAAAGTTACCAGTATCGTCGGGTCCATTATCACTCTTTCGGCTGCCCCCACTGCTTCTATGACTGGGGCGTTACTCTCATTCTTTCCAGCCGAATTGGACCCGAATGTTCAAGACGAAGACGAGCTATTCACTTGACTTCGAAATACTTTTACAGGAGATAGTTCCTAATGGCTGGCGTAAAAATTTCCAATCTGACCGAGTTAGTGGGAACGCCTCCAGACACTGCCATTCTACCTATTGTTTCTGGTGGAATTACCCAGAAGGTTACCGTCGCTAACATCAAGACACTCATCCCTCCGGGTTCAGGGGCTAAGGGCGGTGTAGGTAATTTGGCTTTCTGGGAAAACCCCACAACCATATCGGTAGATTACCAGATTTCGGCTGGGGCTAACGCAGGGACATTCGGGCCGGTCAACATCGCCAATACGATTACGGTGACGGTTCCAAACGGTTCAACTTGGAGTGTAGTCTAATGGCTCTTTCTCTTAGCGGAACGGATGGGATTGTGACGGGCAATATCAAGCCTTTAAATATTACCACGGCTACGATTGCGGACAATAATGTGACTCCCGGTAAGCTATCGCAAAAGTTGACGCTTGCCACACTCCAGAGTGCAACAGGTAGTAACACCTTTTTTGACTTTACCAGTATTCCTAGTTGGGTGAAGAGGATTACGGTTATGTTTCAAGGTGTTTCTGTTAATACTGGGACTGGGATAACGGTTCTAGTTCAACTAGGTACAGGTGGTTCACCTACTACAAGCGGTTACGTTGCGGGTAATAGTATGGTTCTAATAGCCAATGACACTACTCGCGCAATTGTATCTGCAACAACTGGGTTTAGAGCATATATTGCAGACGATGCTACTGACGCAATTACTGGTAGTTTTGTTTTTACAAACATTAATGGAAATGCTTGGATATGTAATGGGTCTTTGGTTACAATAGGTGTAAATAATGCAGTCTTAAACACAGTTGGCAGCATTGCTTTAGCTGGCGTTTTAAATATGGTTCGTATTACTACAATAAACGGAACAGCCACCTTTGACGCTGGCTCCATCAACATCATGTACGAAGGATAACAATGAGCATAGCAATTTCAGGATCCTCCATCACGTTCCCCGACCAGACCCAGCAGTCGACGGCCACGGGTGGTTCGTTTAGGAATCGGATTATTAATGGTGATATGCGGATTGACCAAAGGAACGCTGGGGCGAGTGTAAATCCAGCCAATGCGGACGTAACCCTAGACCGATGGGGTTCAAATATGTTCGCTAATGCCTCAAAATATACTGTCGTTCAATCTTCAACCGCACCAGTAGGATTTAATAGTTCTTTGTTAGTTACTTCCTCTTCTTCTTATTCTGTCGGCGCAAATGACATTTATACTCAATTTCAATGGATTGAGGGCTTTAATACTGCTGACTTAGGATGGGGTACTGTTAATGCCCAAACTGTAACTGTGTCATTTTGGGTTCGCAGCTCTTTAACTGGTACTTTTGGCGGTGCGTTATTTAATTCAGGCCAAACAAGAAGTTATCCATTTACTTACACCATCAACTCTGCAAATATATTTGAAAAAAAGACGATTACTATTGCTGGCGATACATCTGGTACTTGGTTAACAACAAATGGTCGTGGCATTGCCGTTGTTTTTGGACTAGGGGTAGGAACCACTTATAGCGGAACAGCAGGGGCATGGGCGGCTGCTGCTTATTATTCCGCCACAGGCGCAGTCTCCGTAGTGGGAACAAACACAGCCACCTTCTACATCACAGGAGTCCAACTTGAAGCAGGCTCAACCGCAACCGAGTTTGAGCGCAGGCCGATTGGGACGGAGTTGGCGTTGTGTCAGAGGTATTACCAAGGCGTTTCAAACATTGACCTGCGTGTCGTTGCAAGCCAAGGTCTTTACGATAGTTTTGTAACGCTAGGATTGCCTGTTACAATGCGATCTGCACCAACAGTTACGGTTAGCGGGACAATAGTGGCAGATACTGGATTCGCTGTAGTCGCCAACTCATTCGTTCATGGCTTTGCCATATTGGTACAATCACTTAGCGGAACTGGCCCACGAGGGTATAGCAACATGACCTACACCACCTCTGCGGAGCTTTAACCAATGACCTACCAACTCACCAAATCCAACGGCATCCTCCGCCTAGAGGACAACGCATTCATTCCTCCAGATACCGCCAACACCGACTACCAAGCCTATCTCAAATGGTTGGCCGAAGGCAACACTCCGCTTCCTGCTGATACTACTACCGAGGAGAACAAATGAGCCTAGGACTAAGAGCAGAAGCCAATAACACCTCAGGGGTAATCAGCGTAGCTGGTGTGGACCAAGTCGTCATCAACAATGCCGGCAATGTGGCAGCCACGACCTTCACGGGTGCTCTGGTGGGGAATGCTGCTACGGCCACAAACTTGACCACCACCACGGGGCCGGCTCCTGTTTATGGGGCTAGGGCTTGGGTTAATTTTGATGGGACTAGGGATAATACTGGAGCGGCTACCATCGCAAATACGCTTCGGTTTATGCGGGCGCAGGGTAATGTGAGTAGCGTCCTTAAACTTGCTGATGGGCGTTATGTTATTAACTTTGCAACGCCAATTGGTAATGGAGATTATGCTGCTGTTTTTGGGGCGAATCCATATAATTATAATGGTGTTGTTGCTGGTTCAGGGTCTACTATTGATGGGACCAATAGCTCAACGCAATGTTTTGTAGAATTAAGAGACGCTCAAAATACAACTTCTTTTAATTCCGATTATATTATGTGCGCAATATTTTTATAAAGGACATTTACCCCAGCAACAAAGAAGTAATTTAATATGGCCCTAATCCCAGGAACCCTCCCCAACGACACCTGCTACGGCACACCGCAGGATCTCCTCGAACTGTTCGCACAGTACTTGGACGTCCCCGCTTTTGCCTTGAACAGCAAGGTTGTTTTCTCGAATGCCAACCCCGGCTCTTTGACCGCTGACGTTATTTGGTTTGACACGGGGTATGTGGCCCCAGCCTCGGCAACCAATCCAATTCTAAAGATCACCGTGAGCGGTGGTTTCGTGGATTACATCAAGAACTATATCACCAACGCCCCTGTCGTGACCATCGTGGGAGCGGACACCGTTCTCATATTGGATGCAACCGATGGTAACACCAAGCGGGGATTGGTTTCTGATATCGCAGCATTGGCCGTTCCTGCCCCTGGATCTGTTACCCCAGCACAATTGTCGCAACCATTTACTAGCGGAACTGCCGTTGCAACCAGCGGAACAGCCATTGATTTTACCGGCATTCCTAGCTGGGTGAAGAGGATTACTGTGATGCTCCAAGCCGTCAGTGCAAATAGCTCTTCAAATTTACAGGTTCAAATTGGCAGTGGGAGCATAGATATAACATCAACCTATGTCGGTCACGCTTCTATTGTTACAAACAGTGTTAATCAGCTTATATTTACTACTGGGTTTTTACTGACACAACAAACAGCCAGTGTGCAGGCATATTCTGGCGCAATGACCTGTAGTCGGTTAAATTCAAGCACAAATCTTTGGGTGGAAACAAGCTCTCTTGGTGGTGCCGGCGGTGTAAATTTTGGCGGCGGCAATAAATCATTAGCTGGCGCATTAGACCGAGTTCGCATCACTACAGTAGACGGAATAACCACCTTTACCGGAGGCTCGGTCAACATCATGTACGAGTAATAATTATGATAACAAGAATTGAAAAAAACGTACAGACCGGAACAATCAAGTATTGGGATTCCAATGATTTGGAAATAGAGAAATCACTTGCAGAGGCTGAGATTTACGAAAAAGAGCAAGCTATTATTAGGGAACAAGAGAGTCCAGCCTACATTGCGGAACAGAAATGGGATGAAATCAGATCGAAGCGCAATGGTTTTTTAACCCAATCCGATTGGACGCAACTTGAGGATTCCAAGGAAAACAAGGGGGCTTGGGCGATATACCGCCAAGAGCTGAGAGATATTCCTCAAACCTTCCCTACACCACAAGACGTAATCTGGCCAGTACCGCCAACTTAAGCCATGGCTATTACCCTAGCAGAAGCCAAGGCTACGCTTTCTGTATACGTCGACAATGGCGTGTACCAAGACGACGTCAGAGTCATCGCCCGAATCAACGAGGCGCAGAGACGTCTCTATTCGGTGCGTTCTTGGCTGGGGGTACTGGCTAAGTTCTCTGTGCCAGTAACCAACAGTTTATTTACCCTACCCAGCCCCACGGGCAATCTTACAACCCCCGCCGGTTTCGGTTTGAGCACCGTCCTTCGGGTGGCTTCGACCACAATTCCAAACGGTTTTCTAACTAATAGCGAACAGGCTTTTCTCACAAATAGCCAAAGCTTGCTTAAGATTGCCAAACCCGCCAGTTCTTCGGATTATCGTACCTATCAAATCCAAGGGAATACCATTCCGGCCTCGGTTGAAGTAACCGGTAAGTTGGGTTTTGTCCCCGCGGCTGGTAACACCGATCTGTTGATCATTCAAGATTTGGACGCTTTAAGGTTAATGCTTCTCGCCCTTTGGCGCGAGCAGAACGGACAACTTGAGCTCTCCCAAGCTTTCGAAGCCAAGGCGGTTGAAAGACTTTCCGTTGTCACCGACAAGACTATCGAGGGCGCAAGGAGAGTTGCCTACCAATCCCAGATCACCGGATCAAAACAAGGAACGATAGGCTACGTTCGAGCTAGAATGGCTTTGGATACGAAGGACGGATTGCATACTGACGACGCCATGTTGTTTCACGCTATCGACCGAGCCGAAGAACATCTTATGACCAAGGGTAAGTGGTTCGGGACGATCAAGCAGTTCACCGTTAGTATTACGGCGAGCGGAGAGATATATCTCCCAACAGAAATAGATTCCGTTTTGTTCGCCTCTTTTGATTCGATGGGTGTAAATCTTTTTGCTCGGGAGTACGACTTTCACGAGAACGGTCCTGGATATCGCACTATAGATAATATCGAAAGGGTGGTTGTGGTGGATCGGGGGCAAGATTTTGTCTTGGATGCGGCTTCGGGGGAATATCTGCCGAAAAGAAAATATTTTGTGACTAAGCCTTGCGACAATAATGTTTCGGAGCCCCTGACTATTTTAGCTAAGGTTAGATTCATCCCCAAACAAAACGACGATTCATACATGACTATTCAGAATTATCCAGCTTTAAACGAAATGGTCACGGCTCTCATGCAAACGGATAAACCAGATTTTTTCACTTTCCATGAGAACAAGGCTGTTGAACTCCTTCGCGCCGAGCTTCTTGAGAAGAGGGGCGGGGCAAGGCTTAATATGCAAGTTCAGGGTGAGGGCTTTGCTATGGGAGACATACCCGCTCTCTTGTAGTGCAACCAATTATTGACTAACGGCTTAAAATGAAAGATATCAATACTCAAGTGACCACGTATATCGAGAAGAAGATTCCGGACTACCAGCACTGGGGCAGGAAGCCGTTAAAAGAGTTTATTCAATTTTTTCTTGATTTGGGGCAACTAATTATCCATCAAGATTATAAGGGGAAGATTGATGGCGTTCTAGCCTTCCAGCTTATTGATAAGCCAGAAGACATTAGAACTTGGAAGAATGACTTTAACGCAGAAGGCGGAGCAATTATCTTTCTTGCTTCCGAGGACAAGACTATTCGTGGGGAGCTAGTTAGAACTGCAATGGCTGTTTCCGGAGTCAGAAAATGGATTTGTTTTGAGCGGTTTAAATACGGATCCCGTATACGAGTTTTGCCTTGGGCTTTAGCGGAGAGGACATCCTAATGGGCGGTCGTGGAGGAGGAGGGTCACCGCCCCAAGTACAGGCTCCAGTTTTAGTGGCTCCGAGGGAAGTCCCCCTTCCGGAAACCTTTGGGAGATTTCTTAGCCAAGAATCTCAGGTTCCGGCTCTTTCTTCTTTTGCCGCTAATTTGAATAAAGAGTTCAGACAGCAACTAGAAACAGGATTGCCTGGATCTATCGGAGCGACAACGCAAATAAGCCGGTTAGTTAACCAGTTGCTCGAGGGGGAAATTCCTGCTGATGTACAGTCTCAAGTTCGTAGGAGTAGCGCCGAACAAGCTCAAGCGCTAGGACTGCCGGCTACAGGTGAGATGTCTCGTAACTTGCAAGCTCGTGATTTTGGGTTTACCTCGATGAATCTAATGCAACAAGGAGCAGCGTATGCTCCCGGTTTGTTAGAGATGGCTAATTATTTATCTCCGCAACAGACTCAAAATTACCTATTTACAACCGGACAATTAAGGGGAGAAGACTTGGGTCGGGCTCAACAGATTGCAGACGTCGCTAATCAAAACGCCACGAATAAAACAGCGGCAGACAATCAAAACGCCATGAACAAATACAACTACGACGTAGCAAAATCAAAAAGTAGTGGGGGTCTGTTCGGGTCAATAGGTGGTCTTGTTGGTGGCGCTATTGGATCAGCCATTATGCCTGGAGTTGGTACCGCTATCGGCGGTATGCTCGGGGGTGGTTTAGGAAGTCTCGCTGGTGGTGGTGGTTTTTCTCTCGGGTCTGGTCAGTCCGGCGGGTTGATGAGTTCTATGGCTGGGATGGGGTCTTCGCTATTCGGCGGAGGTCTAATGGGCTCAGGGGGCGGGAGTTTAGGGATTCCAGGTTATGGTAGCGGTGGTTCTGGATTGGGTGCCACAGCCTTCACGCCGATTGGACAAGCGTTTACTATGCCGCAGAATTCTTTTGGGGCCCCGCAGTATAGTCGAAATATGATTTACGACTACTTGTCTCCGTCTTCCCCCGGAGGCTACGGTGGTGGTGGTTCGTATCCACAGAGGACATTCTAATTTATGGCTGAAGCATATCCACTCCCCGCAGGTTTCAGAGCACCCGCAGAGTACCGAACTCCAGATATGTCGGCAATATCCTACAAATCTGGGGATACTGTTTCTGATGATCGGGAAAATGCTGATAATTTTATACGGCAATGGAACGCGGCAACAAACATTACGAATGCTGACCGGCAGGTATCATTACGCGAGAAGCAGTTTCAACAGTTGATTGTCCAGAATGATCGTGACTTCGACCTAAAGCGGGAGAAGCAGGATCAAGATATTCGGACTGGGGATTTAGATTTTGAACTTAAGAAATTTAAGTATGATAGCGACAAG